ATGGTGTCGCGTGCGCGCTCCATCATTGCAGAGTCGGTGCTGTACACACTCACGTTGCGGGAAAGGATTAGGGCATCGTTGAAGCCTTCGAGGAGATCCTCGAACGCGACGCGCTCTTCCTTGGAAAATGCATTAGCCATGATGGCCTCCTAAGTTTATTTGGTCGCCTTGAGCTGTTTCTTGTAGCGCATGACCTTTGAATAATCGCCGGTCTTCTCTGCTTCAGCTCGCAGCCGTTCAAGGGTTGAGTCCACCGAACCCGATACGCGGCCAGTACCTTTGACCGTCTTCTCGGGCGGGGGTGCCGACTTCTTCGTTGCAATCTTCAATTTGCTCTCCAATTTGCTGATCGCAAACGCGAAGTCAATGGGGTCATCAATCTGAGCAAGCTCCTGCGCCTTCTTTGGGTTCTTCCCTAGGGCATAAACCACGAACTCAGGGTTCTCCGCGCCTTTGACGATGATGCCTTGCTGCGTGACGTTGAGAATGTCCTTAACGGTGTCCTCTGCGTCATCGAAGTCCTTGGCCTTCATCGCCTCCTTGCGGCGGAAATACTCCTGCTGTTTAGCGGTCCAGGCCTCTTCAATGGCCTGCTGCTGACGTTGGGCAGTCTCCTGCTCCGCGTCATGCCTACGCTTCCTGTCAAACCAGTCAGCAAGAGCCTTCTCGTATTTGTCCGTGTCGTAGTCATAGACCTCGAGGGTGGGCTTAGGCCCTAGCGGCTGGGCTCGTTGGCCCTGGCTCCGCATCTGCTCAAGTTCTTGCTCTAGTTCACGGTTCCTACGCTTCTGCTCTCGGTGCTGCTTGCGCAGGTCGCGCACCCATTCCGGTGCTGCTTCCTCTGGGGCTGGCGACTCCCCGTCAATCGAAACAATTAGATCGTCTTCAGACTCTTCGGCCTCGGCTTCTACCGGCTCCGACGGCTCGTCCGACGGTTCTGCGTCATCGTCGAGCTGTAGCTCTTCGACTTCTTCATCCCCGGCTTCGCTGAGCACATTTTCTTCGTCTTCATAGACCTCTTCCTCGATCTGTTCTGCCAAATCGTTCATTTCAAACCCCTACAAGACTCACCCATTGGACGGCTGGGCGGATGCCGTAGTCGAATCTTATAAAACCCCATATCTTTATGCAATCGCGTTATAGGGGCACAATATCTAGTGCCGCGTTGATGTCCTGCATGGTCGTTGTCCGCTGGCCCTCACCGACAGTCCGCAGCCATTCACCTACCCCTTGCAGTTCACCTAGGTTCTGAAGTGCGCGCTGCACGGTATCCATCTCGCTTGGACGGTTCTCGGTCAGGTAAGCGCCGAGGCGATAAACGGACGTATCGTCCAGGGGCGACACAGAGGGCCCACGTTCGCGTCTGAGGCGTTCTAGCGTATCGCTGGCCACAGCTACCGCTCGGGCGTTTGCGCGTCTCTCAGCGGCTTCTGGGCGCTCTAGGGGCGATCTGACAGACCTGCTGGCGGCAAGATCTTCTGCCTCGTACTGCTCAGGCGTCATAAAAGGCTCGGCAGAATCGAACGGCGACACCACAGACGCCTCTGCGCGATCAGGCGCCATAAGGCCTGCCCCGACCGCCCCAGCACCAATGCCTGCCATCAGGTTTCCAGATGACGCCTGATCAGGGTCGAACGCCGCGCTAGGCAGCCTAGCTACGCTCGGGTCAAATACGGTATAGACCTCGTAATCTGCAGCGTCTCCAATGCTCTCCCGGAGGAGGTCTGCGGGGTCCATTCCATACTGCTCCGCCACCATCTCCGAAGACCGCTTGGCGGCACGATAGTTTGGCCCAACGTCCGTAATCCCGTTAAAGATAAGGCCTGGGTAGCCCATCTCCCGTACCTTGCGGGCAATGTCATTGGTTGAGCCACTAACATCGTCAAGAATGACTTCGCCGTCTGGCCCCATCAGGACGCCTTCTACATCGTCCCAGTTGCCTCGCCCGAAGACAGTCGGGAACCGCGAATCGTCAACCACCATTTGATACATGGTCCCTGACTCGCTGATGTCGCCGGGCATATAGGTATTCGCCAAGATTGGTTCCGGGCTCATCCATGTGCCGCTGCCTGCCCTCCCAAAGCGGCCTGCGTCAGGGTCTAGCTCTAACGACTCCGCAAGCTCGGGGCTGCCCGCATGGTATAGGCGCTGGGTTTTGCGTTGTTCTTTAGCGCGCGCCATCCGCGACCCAAGATCCATTGGCAGTTCGCCTGAGACAATCTTCTGGGCCGTGGATTGAGGAATGCCCCTGCGGATAAGCGAGCCCAGACCAGCCGCCTCTGCCTCTTCCGGGGCCATCAGTCCTGCACCAACGCCTGCCGCGCCTAGACCAGCAAGGATGTTGGGGTTATCAAGCTCGTCAGGGTCAAAGGCGGCGAATCGGGAGCGAATCTTCGTGGGGTCTGTGATTCCATAGTGCGTAGCAGGCAGATAAACCCCGTAGTCCGCATTGTCGCTGAAATCGCGAATGCGAACCCCGTCATAGCCTTTATCTTTGGCTTCCTGAACCCATTGTGCGATCTGCCCTTCATCTAGGTCCGAAAGCGTTCCGCCCTTCGCATCCTTGTCGAGGTAGTTGCCTCTAGCCATGAGGGGCATGACGTTTTGACCACCACCGCCGACCAGCTCGCCGCTTTGCTCTAGCGCTTCAGCTTGCAGATAAAGCCGTTCTTGCAGGTCGAAATCACCCCTACGCCCAGCAGCATCCGCCTCTTGAATCAGCCGCTGGATCGGGACATCTTCCCCGGCATATCGAGCATACGTCTCGGCCACCCTAGGATCATCAACGCCCCAGGTCGCCATCTGCGCGCTTTTTGCGCCGGTCGTGCTTCCGCCAAACGTTGCCGGATCAAACGCCGAAATATCACCAGCGCCGCCGTGATAAATATCGAAATACCCCTGCTCGGACATCCTCGCCGCCTTTGCAGCCGGGTCCATCGACAGCTCGCCCGTTGCGATCTTCCGCGCCGTGCCCTCTGGGAAGCCCGCCTGTACTAGGCGGCGGATGGCTGCATTAACGAGAGGGTTGGCCACGGATTAACCTCGCTACCTGTTCCGTCGAATCAAGGGTCAGGCGTTCTGCATCGTTGTCGATCTTGGAGTACGTCTCTGCCGCACGGGCCTGCTTGTACTCCGCGTCAGCGATGGTCTCGATCACGTCAGCGCGAGCCTTCTGAGCCTTCGCCACAGCCTCTTCCGCCGCAGCCTTCAGGAATACCGCGTTCGGGTCTTCCTGCTGCTGGGCTGATTGCTGAGCAGCCATCATCTGCTGCTGCTCTTCCTCGGTCGGCTCCACCGCACCCATCTGGACGAGTTGATTGCGGAAATACTTCCGAACGTCGGAGAGCCCTTCGCCTTCCATGTTCATAAGAGATAGGGCAGACAGCACCTGCATCGTTTGCGGGTCTTGCGTAATCGCCATCATGCCGGTCAATGCCCGGACCGTAGAAGCTCGCTTGGACTCACTCGTAGGACCAACGTCCACGAAGACGTCCATCTTGGCGTCGGACAGGTCGTTCTCGTACTCGACTTCGCCAACTTCGGAGAGGGTGGGCGTCATAAGCTCAATGGAGCCGATCTCCATCTCCTCGGAGACGGTCTTCATGCGCCGCTTCTCTTCCGTATAGACCTCTTGAGCCATCGACAGCCAGACCTCACCGCAGCGCTGCATGGCCTTGCCGAAGTTGCTCATGTAGATATAGGCCTGCTTGTCGATCCGCTCCTGGATAAGCTCAACGGCCTTCCCGGAGATGTTCGACACCATCTTGTCGGCCTCGCCTTGAGACCCAAGAATGTCCGTCATGTCCGCCTCTGTGGCCTGTAGCAGACCAGCCAGGGCTTGAGGGATCTGCGGGGAGCGGGTGTAGGCGACAGGGCCAGCGGCCTGCGTCTCGCCATTCGGTCCCGTGATGGGATTCACGAGGAGATACGGGTAGTCCTTGAGGTTGTCCTCGGCCCACATCATCTGGTGCCCTGCTACTTGTTCAGGTAACAGGATGGGCTTCTCGACAGAGCCTAACGCGGCGACCTCCGCCAGCTTGGAAAGCTGCATATTCTTGAGGCGCTGAGCGTCCTTAGCGAGACGAACGTGCCCCATGCACCGCTCAACGTTATCCACCACCCAGCGCTTACCGTAGACAGGGATGATCGGGATGCACTTGCCAGCGATGTAGCCGAGATCCTCTAAGACCTTCCCGCCAGACATGAGGTACTTGTGTACTCTCTTACGCTTAACGCGGCGCTTACGGACCTCGATGGACCCAATAGCCGACAGCTTGTCTTCTAATTCAGGGTCAGCGTCGAAGTCAGACTGGCGATACTTCTCTTCGGTCCCATCAATCGCCTCATAGATGCGAAGGGTCTCCGTGACCTCTTCCACCTTGTAGTACTCAGCGATGTACACCACGTCAGGCGTGCACCAGTCGAACTCTACCTGGGTGATCTCCTTCGGCCAGTCGGAAGGATCGTCGTCATACGCCTCGGCATAGGCCTCCCGCGTCATGGCATAGATCACAAAGCAGAAGCGTGCGTCCGCCTTATCCTGTCTCCGGGCATCAACGTCGAAGAAGACAGAACTGTCCGCGTCGAAGATAGGCTCAATGCCGATACGCTGGTGCTCGTTGTCCTCGTCCTCCTCGTCCTCGTACTCAGTACGCAAACGGAAGGCGCCAAAGCCCCCTCCCACAGCCTCCTCGAAGGCGTTGTCGAAGGCTTCATCGGCACAAGAATCGTGGCAGTCAGCGCGGAACAGGCCGTCTAGGGTGTCGGCCAGGTTGTCGTATTCGGGTTCGCGGGGTAGGAAGTCAACGGCAATCCGGTTGTTCCGATACTCGTTGATAATTCTCATAACCGAGAGGTGGATCTTGTTCACCTCAAAGCGGGGCTTGTTCTCGAACTGCTCCTCGAGCGGCCCTTCCCACTGAGCCCCGGCGATTGAATAGAACCGGCGGTCCTGTAGGCACTGAAGGCGCTCGTCCCTTACCGGAGACTGAGCGTTGTCAAACTCGTTCAGCGCCTCTTGATGCACAAAGGCAAGCCGCTGCTCTTTCGTCATTCGTGCCATTGATCAGGCCCCACTATGAAAGTCAAGCCATTATCTACCAACGATTGATCGTGGGCAACGGCTCAACGTGTGTCGGCTTCGACGCCTTCTGTGTCCGCCTCACGGACTCGCAAGCGTATCTCAGTGCGTCGATCAGGTGATTGTCCTTGTCCTCGAGGACGGGCAGCACAGCGTCTGTGAGCGCGTCTTTCTTGTAGCTGTACATGGTTAATTCGTCGATGGTGTGCTGGCACCTCGGATGCACCACGATGTCGTAGCTCTTGAGCCACTCAACCCCCTCTTCCAGGCTCTTCGGACCCTTCACAGCCGCCATGATCTTCGGGAAGCCGTGAGACCTCATGTAGCTTATCGTCTCCGGCCTGGCGCTGTCAGCCACAATGGGCCACTTCTCGGACTCAGGGATCTGGAAGAACAGCTCGGGCGTGTTCACGATCTCACAGCCCACCATATACGCTTCATGGTCAACGTAGAGCGTGCGTCCATCGATAAAGCACCGAATCAGCACCGTGGGGTCAGAGGCAAAGCCCCAGTCAGCCCCAAAGCGCAGGGTAGCGTCTGAGGGCGTCTCAAAGTCCTCTACGCACCAGTTCTTAAAGACGCGGGTGCTGCTGTTCTGGACGTACCTACCGAGCCAGACGTGCTCGTACTTCTCGTAGTCACGCCCCCGGTCGTACTCCATCTCTGCCTTGAGAACATCCGGGAACCACGGATTGTCCTGATAGTTGACCTCAAGCACGGTCGCATCGGGCGGAGGCTTCTCGCCCCTGAGCAGTACGTCTACCGGGTCCGTCTCTAGGCTTGGGTTCCAGGTGAACCAGAGCTGGGAGCCTTCCTTACGGATAGTGGGGCGCAATAGGTCCAGGGAGCGCTGTGAGAGGCTCTGAGCCTCCTCCACCCAGGCGCAGTCATAGCCCTCAAGGGACTTGATGCTGTCGCTTGTGTGGTTCTGCATCCCCTGGAAGATGATGATGCCCGAGCCGTGAGCGCTCTTGATCATCGATTCTTGAACGATGAACGCGGACTCCACGCCGAGCTTCTTGATCTTGTCTTCTAACAGCCGCTTGACGGACTGAGCCAGGCTCTTCTGGACCTCCCGGACGCAGACCGTGCGCCGGTTGGGGTCCATGATGTGCTCCTCGATGAGCATCTCGGCGAAGAAGTGCGACTTGCCAGAGCCCCGGCCACCGTGCGCGGCCTTGTAGCGAGCAGGCTCAAAGAGGGGGACAGCCCACCGCGGGGTCTCGATGCGTAGCGTCGTATCAATCGCCAACGACGACACGTTCGATCCTCTGCACCGTTAAAGGGGCTTCTTCGTCGCCAGCGATCACCTTCCGCTCGCCATACTTCTTGGGCGCTAGCTTGGCTGCTCGCCATTGCCGTGCCCAGATACGGAGCTTGACCACCTGCCAATCATCCGTGCTGGCCTCGTCGGCCATGTCGATGATCTTGTCCATCTCCGCGTCCTGCTGGTCCATCCTTGCCCTGGTGAGCTTGGCCTGGAACTCAGCGTCACGGATAGCCATACGGTAGACAGTTGCGGGAGCCACATCGAACGCGGCACAGGCTTGGCCCATGCTAGATCCGGTGGCGATCAGTTCGAGGAATTCGTCTTGCTGCTTTGGGGTCCAATCGATTCGCTTTGGCATACGCGCGATATCTCTCTCAACGCAACGATCTTCGGCTTCTGGGGACGCCGCCCTTCGGGCCAGACCTCGAAGTGTTGCCGTTCAAAGATCCACACAAACATCTGATGCTCCTCCGACGGGGCAACGGGCGGGAACCGCCGCCGGGGAGCCCCGCCATCATATTGGATATTACTTTTTGGAACAACGCTGCTTCTGTTCGTTATAAAGGCGCTGCCCCTCTCGATACCCCTTCTCGTAAGCCCCACCTACATGGACGTTAAAGGGCTGCTGCCCGTAGCCGTCCTGCTTACCGAGCAGGTAGTTAAAATCGGATGCGTTGAACTTCAATGGATGCTCCCCCCGTTCTTCTCTAGCCACTCCCTGACCTGCTGCCCAGCGAACTCCATCTGGTCTCCCAGGAAGTCGGCAAAGGCGTACATGAGCGCATTGATCATCTTAGCCTCCTCCTCCGTGGGCTCACCCCTCATCGCGATGGCGATTGCCTCCCGCTCGTCGTCCCACTCAATCCCGAGGATCTCTACCATTCCAGGCTCCGCAGTCAGGCTGTCGCTCTTCATAGTCAGGCCAGTAACCATTACACACCATGTCGGTGTAATGCTCTGCCTCCATCTGAGCCTGATGGTAACTGTCGTCGCACGCAACGACCATCCCCACGAGGAGGATGGCCACAATCCAAATCGCCTGGTTCATAGCGTATAGGTCCCGTTCTCGCGATCCTTCTGAGCGATGGCCTCGACGTAGTCGAAGATGTCTGGCCAGTGCCGGGCGGTCAGCTCACGCTCCAGGGCCTCTTCAAAGGGCTCCTGGCTAGCGCCGACATCCCAGAGCACCTCGGCAAAGCCGTCACCGATTGCGCACCACAGCTCATCGATCTCGCGGAACTTGATGCGGTCCTTCAGCCACAGGGTGGCGAGGTGGTCGATGTGATTGTTGTGCGTCACAAACTCATCGTAGCTCATCATTGCTTCAGGCATGGTTATCTCCCCTTGGGCGGCTTACGCCGCCTCCTGAACATCAATAAAATCGGCCTTGGTGGGCCGCTTCCAAAAACCGAAGTATTCGTCATCAGACGACGCGGTGAGGGCGGCAACGAAGGTAACGCGATCGCCCTTCTCGGCGCGGTAGATCGCGGAGGGCAGGTTGCCCCAGAGGCGGAAGCCGCGGTCGTCCTCGACCAGGGCCTTGAACTGGGTGCCGTACTGGCTCCACTCCTCGCGGGTGGAAATGACGGTGCCGGTCACCTCGACGCGGCCAGCGGGCACCGGCGCCTTCGGGGGCTTTAAGGCTTCTCGTGAGGCTTGCGCCAGGGTGTAAAGATAGAGAGTGTAGTTGCCGCGGTTAGCGGCCTCGATGGCGCGGGCCTCGCGCTCGGCGTTGGAGGCAGCGAGCTTAGCGTCGCGCTTGGCCTGGGCCTTGGCGCGATTCTTGGCGCGCTCCTCGGGGCTGGTTTTAAAGACCTTGTGCCCGCGGCCCATGCAGGCAAAGCAGGTGCCCTCTGCGACCTGGCCCATGGAGAACCACCGGAAGTTCCCGGTCCCGCCGCAGCGGTAGCAAGCATCTTTGTAAGCCATGTCACATCTCCTCATCCGTGGCCCCTTGCCACACCCGAATAATCGCTCAGAACGGTAACGATGTCATGCTTTTGTTTATATTGTTTTGTTCTAACAACCGCTCTTCATATGCCTCGATGCGACTCTTGGCTAACCGCAAGCGCTTAAAGTCATTATAACTCAAAGGCTTACCGTTTTTCTCCATATGCTTGGCGCCCTCGATCACCAGGCGATCAACGGACACCTCCTCTTTTAGCTTCTTCGGGATGTGGCCCTTGGGTAGCTCCTTCTCAAACAGCACGCTCTTCGGAAGACCCAGCGCCTCGACCACATCCAGGCCGTTCGCTCCGCACGAGAAACAGTGACAGAGCACGCGGCCATCCTTCTCCGCAATGCTCATCGAGGGGCGCTTATCTCCATGGACAGGGCAGCACGCCGTCCACTTGTCCTTGCCCGTCGATCTCACCTTCTCCAGCTTGTCTAGAAGCTCTTCAACCATCTCGGCGATTCCCCCATGCCTTGGCGATCTTCTTCACACCCTGACGGAACGCGGTCTTCTCCACGCCCTTCAGGTGCTCCCATTCGTTGATCTGTGCGAACACCCGGAGGAGTGCCGCGGCCTGCTTCTCCGTCAGCATCTCCTCCTCCCACTGCTCCAACTGCCTACGCTTCTTCCTTCCACGCTCCAAGCTCTGCATCTCGCCCCCCTCCCCATAGGTCTTGATTGAACATCTCCCGCTCCTTGTGTGTCCTCGAACGGGGGATAGGTGATTCATAAAGCGTCATACTGGGCCTGCTGTCCTTTGAAGGCTGGCGGTATTGCGCCGTGAAACCCCGTGCCAGCATCCACTTAAGCTCGTCCGCGAGCATAACGGCTCCTAATTTGCTGGTGTTGAATGAACCCCATAACTTCCGGGCTGATATCGTTTGCCCTGATCGGCGTAATCCTGTCAGGCCAGCAGCCGAATTTCTGCCGATACAAGTGAGAAGCCCAGCCCGATTTGTAGCCTTGATATTTCCCGTAGAGGGCGAGCTGCCCATACCAGTCTCCGCGGCTCAGTTGCACCCGCTTCGTGCGCTCGAGGCGCTTGAGGACGCTGCCATCGGTCTCCAGGCGCTCCTTGATGGGATGGGTATAGCCGCAGGCGCATCTCATACCAGTGAACTTGCGGTGGCACTGAGGGCAATCGTGGACCTTCTTCTCTTTCTTCTCCTTCACCTGATTCTTCTCGGAGAAGCCCTTTGCCTTCGTATCCAATGACTCGGGCTCGATGTCCTCCGCGAACCCATGCCGCGCCACGTTCCCGGCGTGGTCCAGGTAGATCGCGTCTTCCTTCCCCTCCGCCGTTCTCATGATGCGCCCTGCCCGCTGGACGTAGGCGATGATGGATTTGGTCGGGAAGCAATCGATGAGACATGAAACTTTAGGAGCGTCATAGCCGACGTTCAGGAGACGGGAACACGAGAGAATCAAGAACTCCCCCTCGTCGTGGGCGCGGTAGATGACCTGGCGCTCCTCGTCGTCCATGTATCCGTCGATGTGCACCGCGGGGATGCCCGCCTCATTGAACTTGTCCACCATGTCCCTCGAGTGCTTGATCGATGGTGAAAAGGCAATAGTTTGTCTACCCTGGGAGTACATTTTCCAGTTGTTGATAATATCGCCAACTAGATTCTCATCATCCTCCGTGGCTTTACCTAGATCGATGGGGTCGTAATCGGTGCCCCCGGTTTTCAGTTGCCGCCCCTTGATCTGGGAAACATCGACTGAAGCCCCCCCGAAATATTTCACCGGGGTAAGGAATTTTCCTTCCAAAAGCTCCGTTGGCGTGATCGGGCAAACAAGATCGTTGTAGGCCAGGCCGAGCCCCTTCGAGTAAGGGGTAGCCGTAAGGCCGATAAAGGGCACTGCGGTGTAGCGCTCCATGGCGTACTGCGTGGCTTTGTAGTGAACGTGGGCCTCATCGACGATGGCGAAATCAAACTCTGGAAGGTGCTTTCTTCGCGCTATCGTCTGGATCGAGGCGATCTGGATAGGGGCCCTGTAGTTGGTTCTCTCGTGAGATCCCTGCATCACCCCGACGTCTAACCCTTCAGCGTCAAAGGCATCGAGGGCCTGTTGCACGAGCTTGATGCGGTCGCAGATGAAGATGCCGCGCTTGCCCTTCTTCGCTGCCTCAGACAGCAGGTACGCCGCGGTGATGGTCTTGCCGAATGAACAGGGCGCCGCAAGGATCGGCCTGGTCTTTCCCTTCCTTAGAGAGTCGCGGAGCATCTCCACCGCTTTCTCTTGATGTGGTCGCAACTGCATGTGTCCTCCTCAAACACGAATGCCTGGACCACTAATGGTAGGCGAGAGGAGGGACGGGCCCAAATAATTTTTTGGAATAAGGTTAAAAAGGGCCAGTCGGCGGGAACCGTAAAGGAGAAGCAGGGGAGATGAGGAGACTCCACCTGGCCCGAACCCCTTGCATAAACCCCGTGTTCAGGAGTAGGGTAAAAGCGTCGGTGGGGCTAGCAACCCCTAAAGATCCGACGGGAGAGGATAGAAATCGTTCACCCGACGCAGGTCAATCATAGCGTCCGCTGGTGTCCGAAGCAATCCTCGACCGTCCATTCTTTAGCTGCTGCTACCCATATCTTGTGCCGACTGGGACTGCTCCCCACAAGATGTGCTGTCGCATCGCGCAGCCAGCAGCAAAGCGAGACGCCCAGGGACAACCTCTGAGGACGGGACAAACAGCGTAAAGGTGCCATCATTTGATGGGGG